TTTTGCGTATCTTGTTACGTCTTTTTTGGCATCCCCCACCCCCCAGCGCGCCATGTCAACATCGTATTTTGTACTTCTCAGTTCTTTTTCTTCCTCCCGGTCTAACGCCGCTGCATGGCTTTTTGGTAACTCGCCAGCCCATGATCTTATATACCCAACACTAGGTGGCGCAAGTTCTTTTAACTCAACCCCAGTAACAACCCCTTCTAGGGTTGCCCGATAAACCAAGGCAACATTTTCTGCTAGTTTGACATACTCCAACAGCAGCCGTGGAGCATTGGCTTTTACGCCTTCAATAGCACCATCAATGTTTGATTCGCTGATCTCCATGAACGAGGTAGCGGGGGAAGCAATACCTAAGACTTTTTTGATCGCCCTGAGTACCCCCTTAAAGCCATCGACAAAGAATTTACTGACTTTGCCAAAGTCGGCACCTTTGGTCGCACCGTCTACAATGTCATCACCTATCTTGTCTGCGGCAAATCCATCTGCCGTAACTTTTTCGTTGATAGCAATACCATTTCTGTAAGCCTCCATCTCTAGCGGCTCTAGGATCGCCCTCCTAGAAGCGATTTCGGATTTTAGGGTTTCGATAGACTCTAGGGCAGAGTCAAGCTCATTCCCAGACAAAGTGCCTATTGCATCTTCCAGATCAATAAGTTCAGCACGTAAAGGAGCGAGAACCTGTCCCCAGCTACGACTTGCAATGCGCTTGAGTGAATGCCTTGGATCGCCAGACTCCACAAAGGGCAGCGTCGAAGTATTTTTGCCAGCTTGATAAACCCCAGTCCCAGTGACTTGCGAACCGCGAATACCAGAGCTAAAACCAAACTGTAGGGCGTGAGTCAATTCATGGGCGATTGAGTCAACAAAAGGACGAGTCATTTGACTTCCGCCATAAGGAGAGGGAACCCCAATCGCAGCCTGATTTGTCTCTGGATCAAAATCGTAATAGCCACCCTTGCCAACCACTTCAATCCCATGGGTATAAAGTGCAGGATCAATAAGTTGGATAGCCTTTTGAGAATCCTGTAATTTAGATACTTCTTCAAGTTGAGCCTTGAGTTTACCTCCATAACCACCATCGGGCATGGAATAAATAAGCTCAAGCATTGTCTTGACATAAGTTTCAAGAAACTCTTTCTGTTGCTCAAGAGTTCCAGTGAACCCTCTTAATCCATTCGTTAAGCCCGCTACAAGCTCTTTGCCGATTAACTCAAAAACCTTAGAGGGAGAACTGATACCAAAAACGTCTTTGATTGTCTTAATTAAATCAACCCCTAGTTCCTTCTTGGCTGTTGCCTCCATGCGCCCGGAGTATTGCTTAATGCCTTCCTCTAGCCCAGCCGGTAATTCAAGCCCAGCCGCTTTTGCCTGAGCAACAAGCTGTTTCATCATCGCGGCAAACTGCGTATCCAAAGAGCCGAGCTTCCTACGCATTACCTGGAGTGCATTGTCCCCACTTCGTATTTCACCTTTAGCGTTGCGAACATCTGGGATAAGGTCTTTATTATTTCTGGTACTTTGAATAATCCCTGCCAGCCCGAATCGCTCAACACGATTTGCGTCTAGCATCTTGACTAAATCTTCGGGAGAAAGCGGCTTACCTGCTTTTAAAAGGGATTGGCGCAAATCGTAGCTACCAGCAATTCCCTCGTAACGCTCCTTAAAAGCACCAGCGGTAGTCTTAACTGCCATTCGTGTTTCATTGGCATCACTGGACTTGATTGCAGTCCGGTCTGCCGCTGGTGCTTGTTGAATGACGGCGTTGGTTTCAGCATAACCAAGTCCTTCCTTGGCGACATTTTTGCCAAGTTCGCCAGCGGCTACTGCCGTCCCCAGTGCTGCCGCACCTCCAACACCTTGCCCTACAACATCTGAGCCTACCTGGGCAATTCCGCGCAACACGGCTTCAGCCGTTGCTTGCCCTCCATCGGACAGTCCTTTAATCAGGTTTAGGAATTTACGCAGTAAATCTAGTTCTAATTTATTTAGGGCGTTGGTGATCCCAGAGCCAAATCCCGTAGCGTCTGTTTTGAGAGTGGAATCCGCTGTGTTATAAATCGCCTGTAAAATATCGGCAACGTCTTTATCAACGTTTTGCATCAAAACGTCAATGCCTTGGGAACCAATGGCGTTAAAAATATGTTCAAAAACGTGCTGAAATCCCAAGACGTAATCGTCAAGCAACCCCGCTTCTGCCAGCCCACCACCAATCATTCCCGCAGGGAGTAGGGCTTTAATTAATCCGGCAGTCTGTTCACCCTTGGGAATCTTGGACAAGAACTCTTTTTCTGCGTTAGCCAGTCCACCGTAGTATTTTTTCAGACTGTCCATGGTCGTCCAGATCGCCGTCTGAAGACCTTTACGAATATCGGCGTTATCGGGTAAAGCAAGAACACCAGCGGGGGGAGAATCAGGGGGAGGGTTGTTGCCGACAACGACTAGCTCGGCACCTCCATCTGGCTTGCGCGGCACTATGCTACCGAGGGGGACGGCAGAACCACCCTCGTTATCATCCCGGCTGCTGCCGTATTGACGAGCCAAAATAGCGGCGATCTCAGCCAAATACTTGTTGCTGTCTCGATGAAGGGAATGGGTAATCGTCCACTCATTTTTGTTGACGTTTTTAAGCAGATCGTCGTCTAGGGTGACGATTCGCCCTGTGTCACTACCTACGACAGGGTTTGTTGGCTTCGTTTGTGGATCATCCCACGGGGAAGGAATCGGTTTAGCGACAAAGGGTTGTGGAGTCGGTATTGTCTGAAACTGAGGTCTGTCAACCGTCCGAAACAATAAACTCGGCAGCGTAGTACCTAATTGAACCGGCTCCGCCGCTTCCGCTGGTGTTAATAATGACGGATCGATTTGCCGAGGTTGGGGCAAGGGCAAGGGATTAGAGTAGCCACTGACAATAGCACCAGCGGCGGAAAGAGGATTCAGTAACCCGTAATAATCGCGGTCGATCACGGAACGCTGCACACTGGTGGCAAAATCCCCAAAGCGTTGCATGGGGGTTAGTGTCGTCTGTCCCGGCTGAATAACTTCAGCGTTACCGAGGTCGATCGCCATTGGCCCGCCTTGGGCAAAAAAGACATTACCAGAAGCAAGGTCGTTGTGGACGACCCCCATTGCTTGCAAAGCAGCACCCAGTTGACCTACTTGCTTGTAAAGGATTCCGGCTGCCTTGTTAAAACGCTCGGATTCCCGTTTCGCCTTAGCCCTGACCGCATCAAGCTCTTGCCCCAGTCGTCGGATTTGCTCAGGGTCTTCAGACTGAGACAACTCTTCTTCCAACCTGGCTCGTTGCTCTTGAAGTTTTTTGTAGGGTTGCGCCAACCGATCCAAGATGTCTTTTAACGGTCGCCCCTGAATGCGCTCAGTGACCAACGCCTTACCTTGCTCCGCCTGATACAGCAATGGCGACAAGCGACCCTGTAATGCTTCATAGGCTTTAACCTCATTGGGTGAGGCAACCTTTGACAGTCCTTCTGGATCGAGGTCGGTCTTATAAACCAAGTCTTGTCCCAACAGGGATACGGCACCCGACATACCAACACCAATGCCCTGAATTTGGTTGATATTTGGCAGGACGGTTGGGATTGCTTTTTGGAGTTGATTAAACGCCAAAATTGCAGACTGCTTTTGCTCAAACGGCTTAGGAACCCCAAGCTCCGTTACCCTTGCTACTTCCTCCTTGGGTAGAGTCGCGGTGTCAAGCGTTGTAGCCAATATGCGCTTTACGTTGGACGGCATCGGCTTGTAGTCGGGAAAATCCAACGACTTTATAAAATCATCAGAAATTTTACCGGCGGTTCTTTTATACTCATCAACAGTGGCGTTAAAGGCTTTGTAGGCTTTAATGATTTCATCTACATAAACAGAGCCATAGGTTTCTCTTTGGCTTGGTGCATTAAACCAAGAAATAGTAGTGGACTCGTTTATGCTTTGCCATTCGGAAAATTTTTGCAGCCTATCTTTTGACAGTCCGCCCTGTCTCATTTCTTGTATGTATCTAGCCTGTGCCCCCACATCGGATTGAAACTTTTGGTAGCCAGTTAGATTTGAGGGATCGGGTGGGTTAAACCCAAACTGTGACAACTGTGAAACTACTCGTTTTTGGATAGCGGTAAAATACTCTACAAGTTGCGAGTGGATTTGATTGATCGCCTCACTGGGGTTATCTTTGTGCTGTAATTTCTTGACAACACCTTCCCATTCAAAAAACTTGGCCAGCATCATCTCCGTCGAAACAGTCGTGCCGGTCTTGGTCGTCATGAAGGTGTTAAAAGGAGACTCCTTGTTAAACTGCCCAGTTTTTGTAATTGCATCAAATTGCTCAGCCGCGCCAATAATCTCATAAAGTTTTTCCCCTACTTCAATTAAAGCCCCTCGGTCGGTTTTACTCATGCTTGGCATTTCGGTGCCAATGGTTTGATAAAACTGGGTAATAAATGAATCGTCTTTAAAAAGGTGCTTGTAGTGATGGGCTTGTGTCCCCATCAACCCGCTGCCACCTTGATTGTAAATACCCTCCGGCGAACCGAAGCCCATTACCATTGGGAAGGTAAGTGGATCTTGGGCGATGATCGCAGAGTTAAACCCCTGTGGCTTTTGCCCCAACATATTGAGGTAGGGATAGTTCATCGCAAGAGTGTTAGACCCCAGTCCCATATACTGTTGCGTTCTCGCGTAAGCCAATGCGTCAACACCGCCGAGGGAAAAAGAAGTAAAAGCACCCCCTTTACCCTGCTCCTGGGCAAGTCTGGTATTCGCAATCCCTTGCGCGGCAGCGACGGAAAACCCGAAGGGGTTGACGGTGGTATTTACTTGTCGAAATAAATTAATTGCGGTATTGGCAAAATCGGCAGAAATACCAGGAATTTTGTCAAAGATATTCTTTTTTATCCACTGCTCAAGTTCCGGCTCTTTGCCAGGGGTAACGTCGCTATCAGGATTTTCCACCGGCATAAAGTAGGCATTGGGAGCCAGCATTTCCAGTCCCATCGCCACCGATCGCCCACCCTGTCCCCCTTTAAACTGAGCGCCGCCACTGACGTTAACCAGGGAGGAATACTGATCAAGAACCGGAAATGCCGCTTTTCGTTCGTTATAAAATTTTTGCGACTCCATCGCGGTTCGCGCCGCACGAATATCTTGGATAAATCGCAGCAGCGGCTGGAATTCTTGGACAATCGGATTGACAATTTTTTCGGTCAAAGCCGTTGGTTGAGCTAGTTCGAGGAATTTTCTAAAATCACCACCGGACTGTTTAAATACTTCTTTTAACTCAGGGTCTTTGTTGATTATGGAAATACCTTTTTTGGGTGTTGGCGCAGTCACAATTTCTTGCAACTTCATCAGCCGTTCGTAAATCTTGCCAGCCTCAGACCGAGGGATAGCCCGACTAAATGCTTTTTCGATACTGCCAGAGCGAAAAAACTCGGCAAAAAACGTAGCGTATGCCTTATCGCGCCCAATAATTTCTTTGTCTAAAATCGTGGCAAATTTTTTCATTTGCCGGGAGGCGTCCAGTGTGCGCTTTTGCCCCATGTCCTGAAACAGCGTCCGTCCAATGTCTTCAGTAAATCCGGTAAAAACATTTCCTGCCGTTTGCGCCGCCAAGCTACCCGCTACCCGCAGCGGAGCCGTAGCCACCTTAAAGCCGAACCCCGCCACCCGTGAAATGAGGCTGGGTTTAAGTCCAGCGATCGCGTCAACAACACGACCAAAGTCCTTAGAAATATCGTTGTGCAAAGAGCGGATCTCGTATGCCATCCGACTGTCTAAACGCCCAAAGTCAACCGTTACCTTTTGGTTTACCGTAGTGCCAACGTTAGCTCCCATCGCCCCAATCTGGGACTTAACCGCTGCCAGTTCCGTCTTAAATGCCCTTACCTGATTAATACCAGCGGTGAGATTACGGGTGTCAACGGTGGGAGCAATGGGGTTAGCCGCAACAAAAGTTGCCACCTGTTTATGGTGGGCTAACTTCTGGTCGTACAGGCGATTAAGGTCGTGGAGTTGCTTGGCGTCTATTTTGGGAGCAACCGCTGACTTTTCGAGATTATTGACCCGTTGTTTGACGAGAGCGTGTTTGCGATCAAACTCATCGGTTAGAAGGTCTAACCGCATTCTGAGGACTGCTACGTCTGTCGTCATAATAGCTCCTGGTCACAAATCCGCTGCCACGTTTCGGGATAGGTTTGGAAAATGAGAGCTTGAATAGCTGGCGGCAGTTTTCCAGTTTTAGATGCCCTCCACATAATCTTAATTGTACGTTCGCTGACGGCATTTGGCGAAAAGTCTTTATCCTTATCAATCTTGTATGGCAAGAATTGATCTGGGTCTGGGAACTCAATATGCTCTCCCTCTTCAGCGCCTTTTAGGTTTAAGTAGTGAACAAAGTATGCCGTTTGCAGGGCAACGGCACGACTTTGAGCATTAACCTCTTCAGCGCGAGAGCGCTTAATCAATTGCCACTTTTGATAAAGTGCCCAGTCCGGTAACTCTTCAAAATCCGTAAAGTCTTGACGCCAGTTAAGCCAGTCGGCAAGAATCCCATCCCAGTCGGGAGGGTCTACGCCTTTACTTAGTCGCCAGCTTTCGTCTTTCCCTCGTCATCGTCTTCATCCATGTCGGCAGGGATAATAGTTTCTTTTGCCTCAATCTCGTAAATGGCATCTTCTCGTAGCTCAATCCCTTCCGCTGGTGTTAGTTTTTCGCCATCCCACTTAGCGGTGAAGGACTTGCGAGTGATGTTATCCCAGGCATCTCGCCCACCCTCTTCTTTGTTGATAAATTCTAAGTAAATGCGGTTTACCAGATTTTGGTCTAGGTTCCGCAATTCCTCTTTTGTGATGGGCTTAAATTTAGTCGTCTTGGCATTGACCAAATTTTGCACCCGCAGGGGGCTGGACAAAATGTAAGCACCTAGCTCGTAGCGGTAGTCAAGAAACGCTTCATCAGCAGCGTTTTTGAGGTCACACAGCTTTTTGAAATCTTCCCCCAGTAGACCAACAAGGTTCCGGTTTTTTACCGTGATTTTATCTTCCTCAGTCGTCGCCAATCCCTCTGCTTTGTCCCGCTCAACCAACATCTTGACAATCTCAGAACGCAGTTGAACGTTGATTAGCATCGAAATATCGGCTTCGGGAACCTGATGCAACCGCGCACAGGCTTGAAGCAAGGAATCATATTGGCGACGGGTTTCTTCTTGTCGCTTATAGGTTTCACCGCACTTTTTGCGCTCCGCAGCGGTAATGCCGTTTCGCCGGAGTAACGTGATGTGATACCCGTTGTCTTCTTCGTCAACCAAAAAACTCAGGATTTCTTCAGAGCGCTTTTCATCTAAAGAGTACAGTAACCACTCTTCTTCTATTTTGACCTTAACCGGGATTGACTTCTCCCGCAGTGCGTCGAAAAAGTTAGCCATAGCGATGGGATTCTCAGTAACATCTAAAGCTACTCTAGCGCATTTTTAGTTGTGATAACGTTTAAAATTTGCAACTTTACCTTTCTGAAAAAGTTGACTGGGTAAAGTTGCATCCGTAACTCTGGCGGAACGTCTAGCAGATACCCTTTGCCGTCTTCTCGATAAACGGCAACGGTATCTGAGATTCCTTTTCCAAAATAACCGTAGTGAATAATCAGGTTTCGCCCGGATACCTTGCAGTCGCCAAGCCATACCCGATTATTCTTTGCGGCTAAATAGTCGATATTAAGCGTTGCTTGCATACTCAGTCCAAGACCCAGTAACCATCAGGTTGTAAGTGACCTGATTAAATTGGTTGTTGGAACGTTGTTTGTTAACAGAGAAATAAGTCTGAGCGTAATCACCACCCCGTCCATAGGCGTCAATGATTTCGATTTTACAAAGCTTAGCGGTTTTGAGGGCGGTTTGAATAATTTCATGCCCAGGGTCACCGTAGATGTAAACACCAGAAACAGAGCCTTGCCCTTGGATACCAGAAACCGACATCGCAATCTCTAGGGTCGAGAAGTTTTGGTCGTTAAAGGACTGGGTTTGGTTATCGGCGTTAGCGGTCTTGGCAGAGAAAACGGGAATAAAAGCTTCAAGCTTACATTCTTCGCTGCCAGCAGCAACAACCTCTGCCGGCTCAATGGCGATAGTGGTCGAAGCGGCGGGAGTTTCAGCGGCAACAAAGTAAATAACCGGAGCCTCTTCGGTGCCAAAGTTTAGGCGAGTTCCCTCATAAAGGATCTTGGTTGCGCCGGTGGCAACGGTAATTGCGACATCACCGAGGGCAACGGCTGCGGCTAAGGTAAGGGTTTCGGAAGGGATTTCTTCACCAGGGAAGTAAGGTTCTGACACAAACACCTTGGTCGCCTGACCAGAAGTATATTTGGTTGTGTCATTTAAGAAAGCAAACTGATTAGACATTTTGAGAATCCCAATAGCTATTGGTTAAACATACGACTCTAATTGTGTCGCACTTAAGAATATTCTAGCCTGAGAATAATATATTTCTCCATTAACCTCGGCATAGGGTCGAATAGTGGGAGGATTGTGTATAACAAACTGTTTACAAAGCAGAACTTTTTGCACAGCAGGGGCAATACTTTTACTGCTATCCCATTGCCTTAAAAGCAGCGGAAACAACAACTCCTGCCCCATGCGCCCCATCAGGTTACTAGCAGGAATATCCGGCTCGATACTAAAAATAACCTCTACGCCAGAACCGGGAACAACAGAATATGACTGTGGCACATCTGGGGGCGTGACCCAGATGGCGGGAACTTGAGCGCCGGAAATGTCATACTTACCCAAATCGTCAACAAGCACCAGCGAAAGTGTGCTGACAACATTGGTGCTGAATTCATTGAGTGTACTATGGGTCAACATTTACAGAATCTCCATCGAAGTCAGTAACGTTGCTACTGGCGTCCACATTCCCAAGCCCTTTGCTGTAGGTAAATCGACCTCTTTCGTCCCTGGCAACCAATCGACCATCTTTCGTCGTTTGGATCGTGGCGGATAGCTTATCGGCTACCATTTGTTGGATATTGATTTCCTTTAGCACATCGCGCATGAAGGGACGCTTGCGAATAGTGTTATTGCCGTTGTGCCCACCCTCATGGACTAGGTTAGAGTGTTCTGCTGTGTTGTAAAATTCAATCCCGACAGTTCCACCGCCATAGTCAACAGGTGCCCACTGCTGACTATCTCGCAATGTACCCAGATCAACAATATCCCTGGGGGAGCGGGTGGGTCGGGGGGAAATGGATTTGTTTTTTCGGTAAGTCTCACGGGGCCACTCCCAATCCGGCGTTTCAATTTTGTCAATAATGCGTTGATGGACTTCCACTGCAACTTCTTCTAATGCAGCAGCGATGGCGGGATGAACATCAAAATCAAAAGGCATCAAAACCCCCTAGTTCTCAAGGCACGAAATGGTAGCATCATTTCATCTGGAATCCGCCCAATCAAAGACGAGTCGTTGACGTATTTGATCCTAAACTCATCAAACGGAACGTCCAACTCTGTCACACCCTTAAAAGCCCCGGCTTGGGTCAAATAAGTCAACACTGCCCCCGCTGCGGCTTTGAGTTTGCTTATTTCACTACTGGTAGCAGTAAAGTCAAAACCAGCCCAGTAAACAGCGCGATAAGTAGTAAAACCCATTGTTGATATTCCCAAGTAGCCACCGTAGCCAGAATAGGTTAACCCTGGTGACCACTGGGCGTTGAGCAGCCCAATCCTGGCGTAATCCAAAAACACTCTTCCGTCATCGTCCAGGATGTAGTCAGCGCCATCAAGGGTGCGCCAATCGCCGACCGGAAGAACGCGCCGAAAAGCGTCTTGGACACTGCCGCCTACTCTGACTTGCACTTCGATGGGATGGGTTTCGTCTATTACTAAAGGAAAATGCTGTAAAAAAAACGACTGAGAACCTTCGGTGATTTTTGAGGTTTCAGTCCTTTGTGATAACTCAATGGGACGACCAGCCCCCGCATCCCCTTCCAAAATGGATTGCAAATACCACAGAGCGCCTTCTAGGGCATCCCCTGTCAAATTAGCACCAGCGGCGAAAATACACAGGTCGTCTTCTGTGAGAATCATTGGTTATTTAATGAATGAACAATCTTTTTTGCGAACAGGGCAAACGAGGCGTCCAATATCGTTTGTGGTTTTAGGTTCACCACAATCGGGACAGACCCTAATGCCAGAGTTAACGTGCCAATTAGTAACCGGCTCACTTTGTTGCTCAACGGGCTTAGTGGAGGTTTTTTTGCGGGGAGTCGTCGTAGATTCAGTCATAGCGTAAGCCCTCCGGTGGGAGGGCGATAGTCAACAGCTTGGGCTTATACAGGTTTGTCGCAAGTGCGAACTTCTAACACGCGAAGCTGCTGGGGAACAGCGCTTCCGTCAGAGTAGCCAACAGGATCAACGTCAAGGGGAGTAAAGGACTCATGGCTGATCCAGATCCATTTTTGTGCCCGATTCCAAAGAATTTCGCCGGACTGAGAGCGCAATTCCATGGGCATCCCGATACCACGACCGATGGTGTTAGCCCCAAAGGCGTAGGCAGTTCGCATTAGTTGACTAGCGGTAGTAGCCCCCGTAGTAACGTTTTGAGCGCCAGCAGTACCGGCAGCGCCCATGCCGAACGTATTTTGTTCAAAAATGTGGAAGTTTGCCCACTTGCCCCGGTAACCAGTAACCCGATCAACATCGGTCAGTGCGGGAAGCATATTAACGATGCTGGCGAGATCAGAAGCGTTGTTGGGCTTAGTAAAGCCATCGCGTTCAACCGGCGTCATGGACAGGCGTAACTGCTGTAACTGGTAAGAGTTGAGCGCTAAACCATAGCAGCCATCCATGTAAGTGGGGATATAGGCTGCCGCCATATAGGTGTAAAGACTGTGCAAGAACTCAGCGGTCAAAGTCCCGTTGCTGGTATCAACCACCTCTAAGGGATCGGTAGTCACCTCGTTGGCGCTGTTGTAAACCTTCCGGCTAGTGGGTGCCCATAATGCGCGGATATAGCGGTCTTCAAACTGCATATAATTTCGCATGATGTTGACTTGAAAACTTTCCAAGACCGACAACATGGAATACATTTGGACGAAGTTGGGAACCATGTAAGGACGGTTGGCATCCACGGTGGGCTTACCCATCCCGTACTCTTTGATCACGGCTTCGACAACACCCGTCTGAGTCCCTTGACTGTCCGTGGTCAAGTCCACGAATGCGCCGCCACCACTAAGTTCCCAATCGGAATCTAGGGTGGGTTCTTCGTTTAGTTTGTAACGAGCAATTTGAATAGTGTCACCCCGGTTACGCCCATGGTCGATGGCGATATTGGGGAACTGATGAAAGATGTAGGCACCACGGTGCGTGTAGCGCAACATCGAGGACAGGGTGGGCAAGAAGCCGCCGACCATATCAGCGGAGGTCACACCAGCTTGGGTCATGCGAGCGCCAGAGCCACGGAAAAAGCCTTGGTTTTTAGCCCACTGCTCCAATTCTTTATAGAGGGGGAGATGGGTTAACTCAGAAAGCGTGTTCATCGGCAAGCCGTACTGTGCCCTTGCCTCTTGAACCTCATTGGCGATGTAGCTATCCAAGCCCTGGGAATCAGGCATGGAAAACATTTCGCCCTCATAGTTTTTGGTGTTTTTGGGCAAAGACTCAATATGCTCAAACAGTTGCTTAACGCGAGGGGGAGTCTGATCGGAACCCGTAAATGCCTTTAGCGTATTGGGGTTATAGCCACCACCGGAAGCCGGACGACCTTGGATGCCAGTCACCGAAGTAAGATTTTCCATTTGAGATTGCGCGGTTTCCGCTGCGGCTTTGAGAGCTTCATTTTCAGCCTTGAGTCGAGCAAGCTCAGCATCAATAGCTTCTTGTTTTTCTTGAGCTTGTCGTTTTGCTTCTTGTTCAGCAAGCTTTTGCTCAAGTTTTTTTTCTAATAATTTTTCGATGTCTTCGTCAGATAATCCTTGAGCTTGGGGAACGGGCTGAACTTGGTGTTCCGGTTCCTTTTTGGCAGAAGTTTCAACTGATTTAGTCTCAGGCTCCGATTGAATGACGGGAGTGGCTACGGTGTTCGCCTTGTTCTTGGCGATCTCGTTTAACTCTTGAGTTGCGGCGGAATTGGTCGTTGCTTTCCCCCCATCGGCAGGAGGGATGACGATTTCTTTTACTTGGGCCGTCGCTGCCCGACTCTTGATGGGAGGCATACCAATAAATCCAGAAATTCGGCTAACTAAATACAAGTATAAGTCACATATAGATAAGCTTGATTAAATCCTCAACAAAAATAGTTGCTTGAGGGACATTTCCAACAGTAACGAAGCTAAGCTCAAATGATTCGTGCCAACCATCAACCCAAGCGAAAGGCGCAACCATCTCCTGATCAATTTCCCCGGTGGCAACTAAAAATTGACTCCAACCGCCAGGGGGATAATGCTCATCTTCTGGGCCAAAGTCGCCACCGCACAAGGGGCAGATATACTGCTTGTTAAACATCGCACCGCCGGTGGAAACATCAGCAAGCTGCCTGTACCGAATAGCACCAGCGGTGGAAGATTCAGCGGGAACAGCCGCATAGCAGATGACCCCCATGAAGCCCTGTTTGTCAAAAACCTCGTCGTCAATATCGGCGTTGATCGAATATTGTAGTAACGCCTCTTTGGTGGCTTGTCCCCCCGCTGGTATTCGTATTACCTCACTGTCGTAAACAAAGCCAAGGGATTGCCGA